TGAAAAAAGGCACAGGCCGCCTGCCCACGCCGACTCCTTATGGTAAACCACCCAAAGAAATCGTCTAGGTTATCTCAAAGAATTTTTTCTAAGTAACATCCAAGCAATGAAGGTAAAGCTGGCAACGCAGGCTAAGTCGGCAATGCAGCGATAAAGATCGTATTCTTTCATGGTGAGAATCTCCAAGTCGGTGTGGGATTGGGAAGCCAGCCAGCCTCATAGGCTTCGCCGCCCAAAAGTTCACGCAATCGATCTAGCTTAAGTCGCTTGGAATAGAGTGGTATGTTTCGGTACTGATCGTCAAGCAAATCGTACACTTTGTAAATCAAATCGTTTTCCCGCTGAACAATCATCCAAAAATCCCGGGACTCGCCGTAACTTTGCAAAATATTTCGGCGACAGACCTCGTCAAAAGGGCGGTTGTATTTCATCGCCCAGATCATGTAACAGGTTGTCCCTTCTACCCCAAAGTCGATAAAGAAGAACTTTTGGGCATCTGCCAGTTTTGCCCGACAGGTCAGCACCTCCTCGTAGGCGTTCCGGGCCTTGTTCAGGGAGGTGCATTCGGGGTAGGCAAACAGTTCCAGGTCCTCGGCGACTTGTGCCAGCAGCTTCTGGAAGAAGGGATTGTCCTGAACAACGGGTGGGGGGAGCCACGCCCGCTCAACAATGATCAGGTAGACGAGAACAATTTTCGCCAAGCCAACCATGGCGCTCCCCGAATTTGACCACCAGCTCCCTGAATTTGAACCGTCTGCTCCCAGAATTTGACCGGATGCTCCCCGAATTTGAGCTTTCGCCTAAGGGAAAGGACGCCAAGACAAAACTACATACCCATTGGCTTGAAGTAGTTTTTCAAGCTCTTTCTTGGCACGAAAAACCTCTTCCTCGTTGCCGACCTGATAAGTCATAACGACTTTCAGATCGGCTTTAGGGCCGACAAGCTCAATCTTCTCTTTTCGACGAACCAGCCAGTTGTAGAGAAATTTCCGGATCATACGGCGTGAGTCCCTTCCACGCCCCGCTTCTCCCTGTTGGCGGTGCGGTGCTGGCACCTATGGAGAGCCTCTTCCAGCTTGGTAATGGCCAAGGCGTTCTCCCGACAGGCGAACTTGCCCGACTGGTAAAACTGGAGGCGGTCCAGGGCGGCTTGAATCACCCCTTCCACGAACGCCCCGTTGGGTTCCTTGCGGACGCCGTCAACAGCCAGAGGGCCGTTCTGCCACTCAATTTGGATTCCAACCCCCCAGGTGTTCCCCCCAGCCGGGTTGCCGTTTTCGTCCACATTATGCTGGGACTTGATCTCTTGTAGCATCACAATTCTCCTAGGCGGTCCTGCTTGGGCTTAACCCTTAGGACCAAATAAACGAACCATTCCAAGAAACGCCAAAAACCTACGCTATCCAGCACAGGATTGAGCCAGCTGGACATCACACAGAAATGACTGGCGTAAGGATTGACATGATGGCGGGCATGGTGGCGGGCGTTCTGGAGGATTCCCGTGTCCTGTAGGACGCGGATCGGGCGGGGAATACCGGCCCGGTGGGTGAAGGCGTGTAGCTCGTTGGCCTGGGCCGCGCAGAAAGCGACCAATGCCCACCACCATTGCTCCTGGTAGGCCAGGAGGGCGGCGACAGTCAGACAGGGGATGAGGGTGGTGTTGTTGCGATCCCAGTAGCTTCCCCGCAGGAAGGCGCGGGGTTCGGCGTGGTGCAATTCGTTGGGGGCGGCCACTAAGGGGCCAAAGACGGGCCATTTGGGATTGGCGTACCGATCCTCAAACCAGTGGAACAGACCGGTCAGGAAGTCGGCGGTCAACCAAGCCGTCAGAACAAAACCAATCCAGTACATCGGGGGCCTCTAGGCTGCCCCACCCCAATAACCTGAAGAGAGACTCGAACTCTCATGACCAGACTTCGTGCGATCCGGTATCTTCTGGCCGGGAAACGGTCGCACCCTATCCCAGCCTGGCCCATGGCTTGTCAAGGCAGGACAAGCTTAGATCATTCAGGTCATTGATAATAACCCGAGAGGCCCAGGTTACGATCCAAGTTGCTGGCGCAGCCTGATGACTTCTTCTGCCAGCCCACGAACCCAGAGGGCGCCAAAATCCTCGATCATTTTTTGGGCAGATTCGGCCAGGGAGGGGTTGTCAGTCCTCTGTGCGGTCAAGGCGCACATCAGGGCTGCTTCGGTCCTCTCCGGGGTCATCTCGTAACTGTTCATCCGCGGCCTCCTCCCTTTTCCTGTCGGCGTACTGTCTGTTGTCCTGGCAATGTGGGCAACTTCCGTGGTTTCTACAAGTTTTATCAAATTTCTTTGAGTTGCGATACTCGCACCGATGCTCTTTCCCATGCTGAATAGCTTTATCGTGTGACACATCGCCCCCCTTTCATATGCAAATCAGCATATTTTATGTTGTTTTGGCATTATGGGTGGGGAAATCCTGAATAGCTTCTTGAATAGCTTCAATGACAACTACACCCTCCAAATCGTGGACATTGCAACGGCAAGCCACAACTATTTCCCCAAACCAGATGGGTTGGTGGCCACAGAATGGGCAGGGGTCACTCATCACGCACCTTCTTCGCCCTCAGCCATCTTTTCTGCCTCAGTCCCTACCCACATCATCACCTTGAACATGCCGAATTGTTCTTCAGTCATGGGGGTGTTGGGGTCGGCAGTATCGACCAGCGGGCCGAATTTGTCGCTCATCCGCTTAATAAGTTCTTCCAACGTCGATTTGCAGCAGTCACTCATCACTCACCTCGTGTGTGCAAGAAACGCCGGGGTCTTTCGACCCCGGCTAAACCAACCGTTAGCGGTCAGTTTTTTTCAGCAGCAGACTGCTGCCATAACAACACAACGCCGATTGCAGCCTGGATAGCCGCGTCAGCCACTTCAGGTGGAACATCAAAGAACTTCAGATTTTTCAGGTTGTCAGACGGCATGACTGGACCGACCTGAAAAGTTGCTTTGTTGTTGCAAAAGGAAAGATAGTGAAGATAGCCCTTTCGGGCAGATTCCCCATTTGGCGTGGCCGCCAAAACAGCCATACGTTCTGTGCCTTCTGAATAAGCGCAGGCTTTGCTAGACCAATACCCAGGAATAAGCTTGGCAGACATGTAAAAACCTCTTTAGTTCCATCTCTGTGGAGTCACACCACTTGGGTAAAACCGGCAGGTGTCGCCGGATGTCGTTATTCGCCCGGCAGCGGGCCAATTGGTCGCCAATGCGATATAGCTCGCAGTGGCCAACTTCCGTTCCAATGAAGAGCCGTAATTTCAGAATCACCGTAAAATTCGTGCCGATGAACAAGGTAGTTGCCGTGTTCAGTCGGTGGCTCACCCCACGCGTCTCGCCAGCGGAGCAGATCACGCAGTCTCTCAATCTCAATTTTCTCGTCGACCATCACTCATTTCCTTCACCATATATAACAGATATCGCCCAGTCTGGCAGCATTCGTTGGCCGCGAAGAATGATGGCGGGGGCTTGGGACTGGACAATCAGGCGCACTCGCAACAACTCCCTCGCCAATCCCCTGATGGCCTCCTCCTGGATTTCGTAAGGCTTATGACTGCCCGTCTTCACCATCCGCATCAGGTCTTTGTTGGTCAAGGTCATCTCGCCACCCCCTGAATTGTCCGACCACCAAGCTCTGCATCTTCCACGACAAGAGCGACAACAGGCCGAAGGCGAGGGTGTCCCAGCCCCTCTCCGTCATGCCCAAGGCCAATTCGACCACCCCGAACACGACCAGCCACGCCGACATATGAAACAGCCAGAAGGCCGCAATATCCGCAGCTAGATCAACCCACTCATCGCTGGGAGATTTCATGTCTGAGTTCCCTGATTTCCCTGTCCCTTGCTCCCAACAAAAGCGAAAACACAATGATGGAGGAGAACGAGACCATATACAGCACCTTGATGGCAAAGACCAATTCAAAAACCAACTGCTGTTCCAGCTTGCTGAAATCATCACTCCGATTCATCACGCTGCTCCGCAAGGATTTCTTTCTCAGCCAAATACAAGGAATCTGCCGCCGCCTCCCTGGCCGTCAGGTACGAGGACTCCGTGCCATCCTCGGTGATCTGCCAGGTGTCGGCCCCGTCCTCATACTCGACCTGGACATGCCACTTCCAGTTGCCGTCCCCCAGGTTCTTGACGGTGACTTCTGTCTGCAAAATGCTGTTCATTCTTCGTTTTTCCTGGCGTAGCCCGCACCGATCTTGACCCATAACGAGTCGAACAAGCCGCATACCGAGTCGATATCCTTGCCAGCAACACCCGGCACGGACATGTTGATGTGGAAATCACCCGAATAGAACTGGGCTTCGGCCTGGTAGCCCTCGACGCCACCGTACTTTCTGTTGTCGTAGTATTCAATATTCAGATAATAGCGCGTCCCGTTATCATCCCGTTGCGGTCGCTGGAAAAAGCGGTCGCACAACATACCAGTCGGCACACGGCATTCCCGGAAACCCGCCTCAAGGATGGAGTCGACGGTCATTCCCCAGCCCCGTTCTCGATGAAATGGATGGCGCTGGTGATATCGTCTGTGTCGCCGGACTGGAGAATCTGGCTGAGAGTCTGGTTTTCAAAGAGCGGCATCTTGACATTGAGCAGGGAGGGGTGTCTGGCAATCATCGCCAGCAGCAACTCCAACTTGTCAATCCGCATGTCCTGCAAACTTGCCAGCGAATTGAGTTCCTCGTTGTAAAGTTGTAGTTCATCCAAAGACTTCAGAAGGGCGGGCACATCCTGTCGGGCGTTGGCGATGAAGTCGGCATCCTCGTCCCAGCATTCAGCCTTGTGACAAGCCAGGCGCGGATGTTGGAGGAGGGTGATACAGACTACGCTCTCGTGATCCACGCCACCAGGAGCCATGCCCAATCGGTTGTCGTGCTCAAAACGGGAATGCTTGGTGGTCACATAACAAGCGTTCATGCACAGGTCGTCGTCGGTCAGGGCGGCGTACCAGGGACCCGGCGTCGCCTTCTCGGCCCGAACACGAATGGCTTCCAGCTCATCGTTGCGCAGCATCACTTGACCTCCAATCGCATCCGGTCACACCCGGGGAATTCCGTCGAGGACAAGGCCTCGTCCACCGCTTGGTCGGCAGACTGGCAGAGTTGTCTCAGGTAGGCGATGAAATCTTCCAGTTCGTCGGCCTCAAAGGCCCATCGCTTGGTCTTGATGACGATGTAGTGGCGATCGTCGGCTGGCTCGATCTTGATGTCCATCGTCTGGATTTCGTCTTTGCCAGCCCTCATGTCGGCGGGCTGCTGAATCCGTATGGAATCATGCCAATGCTTCGGCATCTTACTCCCCCCACTTCTTCTCGTAATGAGCGCCCATATCCTGCCAGACGCTATGGAACCAATCGACGATGTCCTCGGGAGACATACCCTCGATATCCATCAGTTCCACATTGGTGGTGCATTCCCGGTCGTTGATGCGGAACCAGAACTGGGAGATGGCGTCCCAGGATTCCGCGTTGTAGTGATATTTGCGAAGGTCGTAGTATCGGACATTGATGTTGAATTGGCGCCCGCGTGCATCCTTGCGGGCATATCCCCACAACCTTGTGCAATTCCACATGGGTGGGACAGGAAACTCCTTGAATCCAGCCTCCTCAAGGGCCATCGGACTCATCGGCCATCTCCTTCAAAAAGAGTTCGGCCATCGCCTTGGCGCCGGGCTTGCCCTCCACCAGGGAGAAGATGACCTCCTTGGCGAGGGCGAGAGCCTGGTCAGCAACAGCAAACGCCTGCATGGCGTTGATCAGGGGTTCCACCAAGTAAAGCCGCTCGACATTGTCATAGATGCCGTCCCAGAAAGACTCGTCGTTCATCTTCTGGAGGGCTTCAATGTAGTCGGCGCGCTTCACCATGGCGGCAACCTCTAGGCTTTCTCGGAGGGGGTGGCGGCGTCGATCTTGACATTGACGGCCTCGCCGGGAACGACTTCGACATCCAGCGTCGACAGCAAAGGGCTGATCCCGTCGCCGATCCTGGCGTCGCAGGAGAACTTGACCTGGGCGCTGCCCACCTTGCCGGTGGTCTTGACCAGGGCTTTCAGGGGACTGGCGGCATCGACGACCACCTCGATCACCGAGGGATCAGACGATGACCATTCGGGGGATTCCACCGGGGCCTCGTTCCCGCCCTTGCTGACCGGCGTGACCGACAAGGAAACTTCTTGGTTGTCTGTGAGCACGAGAGACATGGCTAACTCCTAAAAACACTCAAAAAAATCCCCACGCGGGGAAAATCACAAAGTTCTGTTTTCCGCAGCTTGAATCCTTTCGCCAAGCCATTGCATGCAGTTGCAAGCCATGCTGTTTCCTAAGGCTTTGTATCTGGGGCCGTCCGGCGAATCGGGCTTCTTCTTGTGGGGTATGTTTGTCCAACCACGGGGAAATCCCTGGAGTGATTCGCATTCTTCAGGAGTAAGTCTGCGGACTACCATCGGAGGCATTTTGTTCATGACATTCGGCACATTGTTTCCGCCCGTCCCCCATTGCGCTTCAACAGTCGGGCTGACTCCGACATTGACCCTGACGCTGTCTCGTCTGCTGGCGTGATAAGCCACGCCTTCAGCGTCCACAGCAACCCCCTGAGTAGCCGAAGCGTCAACCGTGTAACTAGTTCCTTCGTCGTTCCAACCACGCCCATTCTGTTTTTTGTCAAGCCCGCGGACATCCTGCATGGCGATAGCCATGTGTTTTGGCGGGTTGTGCCTCTCGTCCCACCCGTTCAGGCAGGCGGCGACCTCGGTTTCATTGAAGGTGGGAGCCTCCTCCTTGTTGTGGGGATTGGTGGATTTCACATAAGCAACGGCGGCCGTCGCACAGCCTGTTTTACTCCCGCACCCGATTGCGTGGCACTTACCGTCTTCCGACGGTATCGGATCCTGAGTTGGATGGAACGATGTCGGATTCGTTATTATTCCTATGCCTTGATGGCTTCCGTCGCTGTGTCCACTTGACGACAAACAATCTGTCCTGTCACCAGTTATCCAAGCTGGCTGGTTAGAATAACCGCTGAAGGTAAAAGCAACTCCATTAGCAGTATCAGAAACGGGCAGCATGTATCCGGCGGCTGCATGATCTGCGCTGTTGCTCCAACCACCAGAATTGGCGCAGGACTTCATGGTCCCGGCCACATCCGGCACTTCGACAGGCTGCATGACAGTCGGCCCGCTGGCGTTCACGCTGGAGCCTGGCGTTCCCATCGTCGCCGCCACATCGCCCGTGATCGCCCCGTTGTAGCAGTCCGTCCCCACGGCGTGGAGGACTATAGGCTCGTGGCCGTGCATTTCCCTGCGGAGAGTCCCGACGGAACCGTCCTGAAGAGTCTGCATGACCGACCCTCCCTGATCCATCAGGACCAAGTCCTCGTCCACCGACACGGCGACCAACGGCGTGTTCCGTCCGCTGGCATTGCTGTTGGTGTTCAAAGTGTTGGCGATGTTGTTCGTCCGCACCTCGCCCACTTGGTTTTGGGCGAAGGCCATGGCTTCCACAACGGCAGCAACTTGGGCGGTGATTTCCGCCGACTGAGGACTGCGGCTGGGATCGTTGGTGGCAGTCAGGGTCGGAGCGACCACTCCAGGAACAAACATCGGGCAGGCGCTGTCAACATGCTGATCCTCCAGGCCCTGCTTGTTTCCGAATGACGCATTCAATGAGCAGCTGACATCGGCAGGCCAATCCAACTTGCCCTGAAGAACGGCTGGAAAACGGTTCTTTTCCGGCATGGTCTGCCCCTTGGAAAGGACGGCGTCCAGAGTCTGGCTGACCTGACCGCCGTCCCACCAGCAACCTACGACTGGGTCTTGCCCTCGGGATTCTCCTGTTCGTTCGACGCCTCGACCACTGCTAACAAGGCTCGGTGCAACATCTCTGGCAAGGCCTTGCCCCGTTTTTCTGCGCGTCGGAGGATTCCCGCACAGGCTTTCGGACTTAAAAAGTATCTCGGCGGCACGACCCCTCTCTCCAAGACATCCGACAACGAACACACGGCGTCTACGCTGTGGGACGGCGTGTGGAAACTGTTGTGTTCGGACCCATTGAGCGTCAAGAACCCGGTAGGCGAGGTCATACCCCAGGTCCCCCAACGCCCCGAGGAGGGTTCCAAAATCCCGTCCTCCGTTTGATGTGAGAACACCGGGGACATTTTCCCAGATGATATACTTAGGTCGGTAACGCCCAGCGATTCCAACATAGTCAAGCATGAGGCCGCCGCGGGGGTCAGTGAGGCCTTTCCTGAGGCCTGCGACGCTGAAGCTTTGACAAGGGGTGCCGCCGACGAGGACTTCGATCTTTTCATCTGGCCATTCTCTCCATCGGGTCATGTCACCCCAATTCGGGACATCGGGGTAACGGTACTTCAAAACAGAAGAGGGAAACGATTCAATCTCGCTGAATGCCACAGGAGTCCAGCCCAGTTGGTGCCAGGCCTGGGTCGCTGCTTCAATACCGCTGCAAACAGATAAATAACGCATCAGGAACGACTCCGAACTGGCCCTATGGAAAAATCAACAGCGAACCCGGAACTCAAGGTCAGGGCCGCTACATACGAGTTGAAAATCCAACCGCGCACACACCGGACGGAGACAACCCGGTAGCCAGACTTTCTGGCCTTCTCTATCGCCTCAAACCACCGATGGAGCCGGTAGTCGGCGATCGTCATCAGGTCGCCCTCGATAAAAGTGCGTATCACGGGGCATCCTCAGCCAGCAGAGTGGCCGTTTCGACGGAATAAAATCGTTCATCGGGACCAAAGGACACCCGCAGTCCGCCGTCAACGATGCTGATGGCATTCAGCGTGATTTGTTTTTCGGCGGCATTGGCTGGATTGGTGATCGCCGAAATGGGAATCGTTCTGGTTTGGAACAGGGCGTTCGTTAGTTCAAAGCCCTCAAACTTTTCGGTGGGCCGGATGGAAATGAGGTGGTCGCCAGGTTTATCGCCCGAGATCGCTTTTTCCACATCGACCGTGGAAGCCCAGGTGGGTTTCATGGCCTCGTGAACCAGTTGATTCTGGAACATCCCCTCTCGTTCGGAGATGGACTTCTTCAACTCTTCAATACCGCGCGAGACATTGACATAAGCGTCTGTCACACGCTGATGAAAAGGCGAATTTTGGGTGGTTTGGAGAAGAGAATCCAGAATATCGCGGGCATCTTCAAGAAGTTGGTTAGGCATGAATCGCTCCCAGAAAAGAATGCTGACTAGTGTCAGAATATTCTTAACTAGGACGATTGTTAAGCAATTAATCTGGACGAGAAAAAACTATTCCGTCTTGGTCACGACCATACAGATTGGTGGCTAGCTTGCCCTGCCAACCCTTAGTTCGGAAAAAATAGATGGAGTCCTGGTCATGCTCCCTGACATGGGCGACAAACTTACTACTGACGCTGCGGGTCAGAATTTCTTCCAGCATGGCGGAACCAAGGCCACGCCGACGGAAAAGCGGGTGAACCACCAGACGCTCAATGGTCGTGGTGGAGCGATCCTTGTTGCGCGAGACCATGGCGAATCCGCTGACAACCGGTCCTTCCATCGCCACATAGAAAACGGTGGACTTGCGACGCACCTCGGCGATAAACTTGGCCTCGTCCCAATGGAACGGATGGAGTATCTCGCCGAAATCCTTGTCTTGGTAGGTCCACGCCCCCCGCTCCACCTCGAGGACATCGGGCAGATGGCGTTTCACCATGTATTCAACCGAGATGTCCATGACAGGTGCTCCTGGATTGATCATAGGACTATACCCCGGTTTGATTGCATGGATCACTCGACAGATACTACCCTGCCGACCTGGAAATGTGGGCACTTGAGTGCAGCGGTGGGTAAATAAAAAAAGAGGCGCCACACTTGTGTGTGACACCTCAACTGAGAATGACAAAACGATCGTCCAGAATGCCTTCCAGCAACGGCCTGACCTGATCCCATCTCAGATCGCCGCAGCCACATCCAATTTTGGGCAGGTAAATTTCCTCAATCGCATTGTCCCAAGCCCAATGGGAAAGAAAGAGAACCGATCTTTGGATCAATCCAAGGTCGGATTTTTCAGAGAAGTGGTGTTTGGTGGGTACCGACACAATCTGCAACCAAGGTACCACGCACGGGACATTGCCGTGATCACGCACATGGTAGCCCCAGAACCGATCCAGCCCAGGCCACCTGTCCCGGGCTTCCTTGGCCACGCCAGCCCCCATGACCAACCGCGGGCCTTTGACGGAATGGGTGATGACACAGCTGGTCGGAATGCCGACCCAGCCGCGTTCCTGCCTAAACAGATCCCCCCTGCGCTCGATCATCGCAAACTCCGGCGGCCTCTTCCAAGAGAGTAGCCACCTTGCGGATCGAACGACAATAACGCATGCGCAACGAGTTGACATTGCCTCGACCGATCCGGCTGACGATGTCGTCCCAGCTCAGGTCGGCGTTCCTCAGGCAGAAAATCTGCCAGGCCTCGTCGCTCAGGCGTCGACGGAGAAATGCCCAGGACTCCTCGCTGCACAGATTGTCCAGGGCGTCCTCTCTCCTCTCGGGCAGGTCGATGTCGTGGCTACGCAGCGTCAGACGGCAGTCGCGCTTGCCCCTCTGCATCTGGCGCAGCTTGTCGTTGGAAAGCTGCACGGCCATCCGCTTGACCAGGAAACGCTTGTGGTCATCGGGCATGGAGCGACGCCTGTCCGCCGGAACCTTGCGCAGGTAGTTCATCGCCAGCTCCTGGCGGAAGTCTTCCACCTCCCACTCCTGCTTGAGCATCGGCTTGCGGTTCAGGATGGAATCCAAATAGCCATCCAAGTAAAGCGACTCGACGGGATTGTCCAGCTCAACACTCATCAGAACCTCGATTCTGCGGGGACGCGCAACGAGGGTCTTCCTGACCGACTATTCCCATAACAAAATTAAACCTATTGCAGACAAGAATAGGTTGATTTATTAAGCTTAACTAGGCAATTTGGGGTGTCAAGTAGAATTTTTATGAATCTGAAACAAATGATTCTTTTGTGGCAATTCAATAACTCTTTACCTTGAAACCAGAGATTGGTATGCCGTGCAGCACCACCCGAGCGTCTACCGTCAACGCTTTGCGCTCAGGGCTGGGGGTCTTTGCCCGCTTCTTCCTGTCGACGCTGTCTTGGAAGGCTGTACTGGATCCAAGGTTTTCTGTCTGTGAGGAGGCCCGGCAAGACGGTAAAAAGAGCCTGGGGTGGAAACCACTTCATCCGCCAGAGTCGCCCTGTCGGACAACGCTGTTCTCTGGCAGCGGGGAATTTGATTCCCCTCCCGGCCGTGAACTCCTCTTTACCTTACCGGGCACCAAGCTTACGACAGATAGCTTTTGATGTATATCTGAAGGACCACTACACGACGGTCGGGGTCGACGACCTGCACCATTGACCGCAGTCCCGCTGATGCGACGGCTTGCCCAACCGGGGGCTATGTCCAATCTACCTATAACCAGTAAACAGACACGATTGGCCCATCAAGGAAGATCATGGACAGAATCGCATTAAACACGCTATCCAAGTCTTGTGGCGAGTGTGATGTTTGCTGTAGAATCTTGGAGGTGCGGGAGTTAGGAAAACCGGAGTACACGGATTGCGCCCACAGAAAAAAGGGGGGTGGCTGCGGAATCTGGACGGATCCGTCCAGGCCTGATGTCTGCGGCTCCTGGAACTGCGCCTTCCTGTACGGGTGGATTCCCGACCATCTGCGACCGGACAGGAGCGGGGTGATGCTGTATCCGGTGGCGGCCCACCAGACTCCGGCGGGCTTAGCGCATCTGGCCGGGCAGGAGGTCTGGGCTGGTGCCCTCGACTCCCCGTCCGGCCAGGAACTGTTTCAGAATTTGTCGAAGAAGATGCTGACGGTGGTCCGGCTGTACGGCACTCAGATGTTTCGTGCGGCCGGAGCCAATGTCGAGATTTGGAGGGAGCGGGTTACTGAAAACCCTTCCCAGTCTTAGGATCGACATTCGGGATATCGATTTCTTGCAGATTGATCTGATCCATCGCCACCGCAGAGAAGGCATCCCACCCCCCCTCCGGCAGCGGCTCCACCGTATCGGTGTCGGCGTTGTACGCCTCGCCAATCGACTTCACCCTGGGATTGATCGGCTTGCCGACCCATTCCTCGCTGGAACGCCCCGTGGAACAGCATTCAAAGTCTTTTAGTTTCCAGGAGATGTCCCCCGCCATGGTGACCGTGGCGAACCATGTGGTGCCGTCGATCGTGGCCTGGATTTCCTCCAAGTCCCATTCCCAGGTATTCTTTTCCGGTTCCTCAATCATCGCTGCCTCCCGTGTTAGAATTCACCACGACGACACCGGTTGCACCGCACCAGCCCCTTGGCCAGTCCGCGCACCCCGCACTCCGTGCAGCAGTTGTCCACCACATCGGCATCCCGATGGGGCAGATAGCCCCCCTTCAGCCAGGGGAAGGTCTTGTAGTACTCCTCCCGTCCGCCCCAGATGCGATACAGCCGTTCCTGCTGCACAGCGGCCTTGCGCTTGTCCAGATCGTTTTCCCCGCATCGGGAGATGATCTCGGTCATGACGCTGTTCTCGTCGCCGACCGGCTTGGACTTGTCGCCGATTTCGCCCCGGTAAACCTGGATCAGGCCGGACTCGTCCTTGCCATCGAACCAGTATCGCCCGGTGTCGCTGGCATACGAGCCGGAACTTGATGGCCCCCCAGGGCTGTTGCGGACTTTCCGCATGAAACGGATGTTGTCGATCATCACGCAGTCCAAATCCGTCAAGCTTTCCATTGCACATCCTCCTGTTAGGACAACTCGTCAAAAACCAGATGCGTTTCTCTCGTCAGCGATTCCCAGTCCCTGTGTCCCTCCTCGTAAAAGATCACCGGGAACGGGGCGTAGTCTGGCGAGTCACTTTCTTTATAGCCAGGTACGCCAGCCAGTATTTCGCACAACTCCTTGCGGATCACAGCCACGCCGTCCCTGGAGAGGGATGCGGTGAACGCCGGGGCGCACTTCCGCATGTTCTCCCACCACAGGTCGGCGTTGTTCTCGCAGTCGATCACTACCGCCACATACTTGCTCATTTCATTCCCCCCACGATTTCCTTGACCACACCGCGGTTCATTTCCGGTATCTCCTGCTTGTTCCGCACAGCCCTGAAACTGATGCCTGGTATCCTCAGACATCTTTCGCCTCCCTGCGGAGGTTTTTCCAGATAGCCTTTTTTCTCAAGCTGCCAAACCCTCTGTGTCACCGCATGTCTTGTCGTTCCAATGATCAGAGCTAGCTCGTCCCGACTCGGTTGATAGCCGTTTTTCTCCGTCAGAGAGATGAGCAGCTTCAGAACTTCTTTCTGCTTGTCGGTGATCTCCTCAATCGGCCTTCTTCCCCTGGGCATTGTTGCTCCTTATGCGATCAGTTCCGGATTGTTCCGAGAAACGCACCCGCGCTTCTTCCCGTTGACGATCATTGGGATACCTTCCAGCGAACGCCAGTTTGCCAAAGCTTTTTTCATGGCTGCCACGCTGGGGTAAGTAATCGTCAACCGGCCTTCTTTGGCCAGTACAGTCAGATGGGCAAACGAACCGGCCACCTCCAGAATGATTCTTCTGGGGTGGCCTTTGGAAACCGCCTGGCGAAAATGATCGTGATGTCGAAACACCACGATTTTCCCGTTGTTTTTTACCAGCTTCATCGTTTTCTCCCGACATAACGGGTACAACCCCAGGAGAGTTCTTCCAGTTCATCAAAGAACGCTTTGAGAAAAATTAGAACCATGCCAATCGCAAAAGCAATTCCCATTAGTTGTGTCCTTTCTCGTTGAGGAAGCGATCTACTGTTGCGACCACATGTTCAAAGCAGGCTCGCACCACGGCATCCTTGGCATTGTATTCTTCGACGCTGCCTCCCAACCAGGAACGAACTGTCTGTTTTTCCTGGGGTGTTGCCCACTCTGCCACCTCCTCAAAAAGGCTGACCCTTTGCTCGACCCAACCCCATGTTTCCGGAGACCACCTCGGCGGTCCCTTGGCTTCTAGCAGATCAGTATTGTTGCCAAATCGCTTGTGGATATCTTGTTCACACTTAGAAAAAATCTTAAGCAATCTGTTCATTGATCACCTCCATTGTCCCATTCGCAGTAAAAGAACAACCATTGCGTGGCCAAAAGGCCAGCAATTACCAGAATTTGAACCATCACCTCACCTCCTAGTAAGTAATGCTCCATTGAAACTCAATCGACTCAACCGGCTTCGCTTGGTTGTACGGATCAAATTTGCTTTTGACGGTCATCGACCGTTGGCAGCAGCACCCAACCACGAAAGCGGCGACAAACACCAAGATCATTTTGATCATTGTATTTCCTCCCAGATCGTCCCTGCCAGGATGTCCTCGCTGTCCCACTCAAGCATTCGCCACGCAACCCGCGTCGCAAATTCTTGCCGCTGCTCATCGGTCATTACCTCGTACATTACCTGCTCGATTGCGACTAGCTTTGCCAGCAGTTTTGCTTCCATTCCGCTCATCGTTTCCTCCATGAAAAGACATAACGCCATAGAACAGCCTATTGTTAGGCCACAAAATAGGCAAGTCTATTTGAAGGCAAACCATCCTTCTTCCAGGAGCCTAAAGGCCATGTCATATTTTTTGAGTTTTGGTGATTCGCCTGCCCTCCTTCTGAGCCAGTCAATGATGTTGCCGCAGATGATACCTTCATCGGAAGCACCCATCTCCTTGATTGTTTTGCTTCCAGGAGACCACAACTCAAAACGAATCGTCCTAGCCCATGCCTGGTCAGCCAGATGTTGAGCGTCCTTTTCGTTGACGAATTCCTTCGCCGCTTCAAAAACAGACTCGGCTGCGATGTCTGCTTGTTCGGACGCAAGGTCGATCCATGTGGTGGTTGTCTCGTTCATTCTTAAACTCCTTTCCTCAAGCTTGCAACCAGGAACGCCCTGGCTGCCTCGATGTGTTTGCACCGCCTTTCCCGGAAGGTCGCATCCGGGCAGTCGCAGCTGTCGTGTTCACATCCCTCATTGGAAAGGAACACATTGTACTTCGCACGATCATCGTACAATTTTTCATACTGAAACCCGCGACCGTCCCAGTCGATGGGAAACTCTTGCAGCAGATACCGACCGCTTCCTCCACGCCCCGGCAAAGAAACCAAGTTTTTTTTCTGGGCCATGATCAATCCTCCCACTTTGCGTTTGGAAATTCCTGGCGCAGAATCTTCTTGAAGTCCACGCCAAGCTCAGCCAGATGGGCAGAAGCCAGCCCGGCCAACAGTTGATAAGAATCTGCCAGAGGATTTTTCTTGGCTTTCAGCCTCTTGATCTTTCGGATCACGACGCGGTAAGCCTTGATCGTCCGTTTCACATGTTCGTCTTTCGTCATCGCAAACCCCCTTTCATCCTTATTGCAGTTCGCTTTTCGTTTGACTAACCGATTTCGCCAGAAGGTCCCATTCGTTTTCGTCTTGCTTGATCAGTTCTCCCTCCCCTCTGTCTATCTTTTTGACCAAGGCCTGGAAACTTCTTGCCTTGATCTTGAAGTTCCATCCAATCCCAGGAGCCATGTTCTCTGCCGTGAATGGAATCGAATCGATGAAAGCTTCGTCGCAAGGCACGCCCAGCGTGCCAGCCAGGGATTCGGGATCGTCCCATTCCGTGGTCAGGGCACCGCAAGCCTTTCCTTTGAAAATGGTCACCGTGCCGTGGTAGATTTCCTTCTTGGGGTTTGTGTGAATCGTTATCGGGCCTGACTTGCCTTCAAACGCGTTCCGCATCTTCTCCCACACACCTGGGGCGAACTCCTCCCACATGGCCTGTTCGTCACTCCACATGGAGTAGCGCAGATCAACCGACACCTCCTCGGTCGGTTTGTCCTCCATCTCCTTCCTGGCGAAGAACCTCAATGTCGGGGCGTGTTTGCTGCCGCAGACCGACACTTTCAAACCGTAGCTGTTGGCGACGGATCGGATGTGGGCCAGACATGCCTGGACATCGTTCTTCATACAGCAGACTTCGCTCCTCTTCAGCTTGTCGTAGTCGGAACCGTAAAGCTTGTCGAGGATCGACTTGCATTCGCCGTCAACGGGGAAAAGCCCCCGCCCCAAGATTGAATTTCGTAGTTGCAATTTGCACTTCAACATTAATCTGTCCTCCTAGAAAAGTCAATTACTTTGCCAAACGAAACACCGAGTTCTTCAGCTTAAGCTCGTTGCCCCTCATGAGGGTCGCCCAGGCTTCTGCCCAGCGCATCTTCAGTTGCCTGGCTGCATCGTGGATCAGCTTCACCGAGACGCGGTCGTTCAACTCGTATAGCTGGCAGTACCCGGCCCGGTGTGAAACTTCCAAATAGCGGAAGTTGTAGGCGTTGTCATCGGGAATCATTTCCATCTCATGGAACTCCATTAGTCAACGGACCAGATGCCCACCACCCAGTGCGATGGAATCTCATAACCTTCGTAGGATTCTCGGAATTTTCTCAACGCCTCCACTTCTGAATTTGCATGGAACATCTTTCTACCGCTGCTGATCTCGTTTTCAAACTGAATCTCGTACATCATCGTCCCCACTCCCTTTCCAGAAAATTGGCGATCTTGTCTGCGGTCGTGTCGCCCAGGTCCCAACCCAGCACACCCACCCAGTGCCGCAGCAGTTTCCCGCACTCGTCAACCAGTTCATCCACGCTCAAGTCCTTCAGGAACTCAACATCCCCGAAGGCGTTTGCCGTGTACAGTCCCGACAACCTGTTCATTGTGATACCTCCTTCGTAACCTTTCTCCAATCAAGATGTGTCATTTTATTCTGTCCTTGTTACAAAAATAACCTTCTTGGAAACCGCCGCCTTGGGATCGACCAGGATTGCGATCTTGGTCGTGTATTCCCCGCCCAGGAGCCTGAGCCTCATGATATTGCCGCTGACATACCGATCTGTCCGGACATCAGGCCGGTCAAAACCAATCGTCTGACCAACCTTCAGCTTTCGCATCTTGGTCAGGCTAACCCTCCCCAGATCGGGCAGTTCGGTGTTCTTGTTCGCCATCATGCAGCCTCCTGGAAGAAAAGCCTGGGCTTGCCGTCCACGCTGGTCAGCAGCACCACCCCCGCGGTCTCGAGCTTTTTCCCGTCGCCGTCCACAAAACTGTCCACCTTGTAGGGGTTGTAGTAGGCAGTCTTGTCTTTGGGCATACTGCTGATGAGTTTGCCAGCCTCGATGGGGTCGGTCACGATCTCCCCCTTGACTCCGGCATGAACCAGCTTTTTGCCCAATGCCCTCACCCGATCCCGGCCGCCTGGCTGAACAACGAACTGAACATTCTTAACTAGGAGGTTCTCGTCATGCAAAATGACTTTCCCCTCGCTTGATTTTGCGGACCAGACCACTCCTGGGTGGTGGAGATTCCTGTAGACGAACGCTGTCAACTTTCTCTTTTGTCGCATCTGGATTGTCCCCCGTGTCATTGTTGAAGAAGACTCTGCTGACTTCCTTCATCAGCAGCAGCAAGTCCTTGTTTGGCAAGATAGACGAACCGTGCAACTCAATGATCTTTGTGAGTTGCGCGGCCGCCTCCCTTGACATCCTCACCATTTTCATAGTTCGGATTTCCCGGTGATTTTCTTCAGGGCGGCAACGACCTCGGCCAGGCCGTGGCGGTTGACCAGTTGCTCCACTCGCTGATGCACCATGCTCACCGGCTGGGTCAACCCGGGCTTTTCGATGTCGCCATCGATAGGGTAGATCAGCGAGTAGGGCACCATCCACATCGACCCCAGAGAGTCGAATTTCTTGATCTTCGCCCTCGATGGGTTGATTTTCTCGACCACACCCAGGGTCTTTGTCCCGTTCGGTCTCCCGAACAACACCTTCATACCGACATGCACTTGATCCTTTAACATTTGCCATTCCTCCTTTGGGTTAAAGAACACAATCCAGATCATACTTACATATCTGATCTTCCACCGCCTCGGCTGGGGTAAAGTTCAGATCGAAGTATTTCTCAATCTCCTCATCGTCGCCGCCACCGTCTTCCCAGGACATGCCTGTCAGTTGGGCGTACTTGTTGACGAACATGTAACGCCACAGAGACAGGCTCGGTCGAATCGCCATCGTCACTTCTCCTTGTTAGTCGGAAAGTGTTTCGCCGAAGAACTTTTCGCTGACTGCGGGGAGTTCCTCTTCCGACACGGTGAAGAACTTGTCGCTATCGCTCTCATCGATCCTCGCCAGCATCGCTGCCCGGATCAGGGCTTGGCTGAGCGTGGCGCACTTCTCATCCCAGCTGTTCGCCACATAGTCGCCCCAGGAGAGGAGATAGCCATCCTCTTTCTTTTCGATGAATATGCACAGAGTTTTCAGTTTCGCATGCAGCAACTCGCTCATTGCACTTCCTCCTTGTGAACAACCAGATAGTCGAAAGTCTTACCATTCCTCAGTCCGACGCGGTAAATCCATCCACAGGGGAGGATTTTCTGCATCGCCCAGGCACAAACCCAGCGATTGAGAAACTTTCCCCATTTGACCGGCTTATTCACCAAGCCGCCGATGTATTGCGGATCGCTCAACGCTTGGACTTGACCCGCATCCATCTTGTGCCACTCGTATGTCTTCGGCCATGCCAGATTGATCTTGTACGCCAAAGTCTCTTCAACCGCCATGTGTCACCTCCTTTTCACCCTTATTGCAGTTTCCCTGGGGTTAGGCTCAACATTCCCTCGCTGATCCGCTTGGCGATCCAGTTCGCCTCGTGCCCCATCCCCGAACCCGTGCTGATTGTGAACCCGCACCCGCTCCTGGGCTTGACCACGATCTGATAGAACTTGACCAAGTCACCCGACTGATAGACTGAAGCCTCTGCCCCATCTTCCATAGCCGAGTAGGTCTTGATGTGATTCCAGATCATTTCTTCTCCATTTTGTAAAAGTGAATCGACCAAGCATGACCCCATTCGTACCAGTAACCAGTACCGTTCACCGTCCGGTTGAAGTCATCAATCAGATGCCTGGAGTCTGTCCTGTAACCGTTGAGGACATGATTGAGAGTTCCCTCGCAGGTGAGGGTGAGGTCGGCGTACTGCCCCATCTCCTCGCCTCGCCCCTGCCATTCCTTCGGGTCGTAGAATCTGTGATCCTTGCCCAATCCCCACCTGTCGATGTACTTCAGAATCGCCACCTTCAGTTCCTCGGTCATGACGCCCTCCTTTCAATCTGCGCCGCCCGGACTAGCGTCACCGCATCTTCCAGGCTGATGTTGCGTTTTGTCTTCACCACTTCGGTTCCTTCGTAGAAGTTCAGTCGGCCCGACTCCTCCTGCCAGCCGATGCTGAAGGCGGCCCATTCTTTGGACAGGGTCCAGAACAACACCGTGGTTGTCCCGCCCACTTCCATGAACAGCTTCGCATCCAGCCCATCGAATTCCGCTTCCGTCAAATCAGCCTTGATCTTCATCGTTGTCCTCCTAGGTAACATTAAACTGCCATGTCCTTACGGACCAAGTCAAGAACATCCTGCCAGTCATCGGTTTCCAGCATGTACTCCACCACACTCTTGTAGCATCCACCCTCCAGCCTCACCACCGTGTAGCGCCGACATCCGGCATCCGGATCGTACCGCAACTCCGGGTCCTTGTAGTCGATCCAGACACAGAGCGTGTCGCTTGCAAAGTGTGGGCATTGATCCTGTTTCCAGGACACATCCTTGAAGCCCATCCCCAGGAGGGGGGCGACACGCGTTGTCAAGTCCTCGTCGTAGTCGGTAAATTCTTGTCGGTAGTTGCCGATAGACATCGTCATCGCCCTCCCCATTGCTGCGCCATTGCTCGGGCAATCCCACGGTAGGTCTTGCTCCGTATCTTCCATCGGTTCGGCCCCGGCGAGGTCAGATGCACCTTCGCCCGGTCCTTGTACGGCAGGGACATCGTCTCCTGCTTCAGGTTGGTTGTCGGCTCAAGCCTGGGTAGGCCACGCAGCCAGAAGCAAGTCCGCTTGACCTCCTTGTGTCCGAAGTCGTAGGGCTGGACGCTTTGGGCGAAGCTGGCTCGGATGATCTCCTTGCCGTATCGGTGCATGACGGGGTTCTCCACACACACCCTCTCCACCGGGGCATTCCAGAAGGCGAGGAACAGCTTTGCGCCCTCCCGCATCGCCTCCCAACGCTCCTCGTTCCTGGTCCCGTCGGCGTTGTACAACCAACGCACCCCGGCATTCGTCAGGTAGGTACATGGGGGGTGAGCGATCAGCATGTCCCACCCATCGCCGAGAATCTTCGTCGCATCCCCCTGAATGTGATGGGGACTGCCATCGTCTGCCGGAAGCACATCCGCACTCCAGGCATCGTGCCCAAAAGACCTGAAAGCCTCACGCACCACACCGCTGCTCTCGCAAGCCACAAGAATTCGCATTGAACACCTCCTGTTGTTATTGCAGTTCGTCCTTCGTTTGACCCGCCGATTTCATGCAGTCCTTGCATGTGTCCCCGACCATGTCCGACGCGTCGAAGAAGTCTTCACAACACTCACAGAACTCGCCCCTGGGGTACTGCTTGTCCAGCAACCTCTCCATAGCATCCAGTCCTGCCTGGTACATGAGGTCGCCGAGTTTCTTCCGGTTGCATTCCAGCCAGGCCTTGGCCCGCTCTTCCGTCCAGTCCGGGCGGAACTCATCCAGAATGTCGTGATGGGTCATAAAAGCACCCGCCAGCTTAGAAATGTCCATTGAAACCTCCTTAAGACTGTCCAGCTTAATATCCCTCACTCCACAACACCCCCCGATTTCTCGGGGTTATAAACTTCTTCTTCCTCGGATTTGGCGCATAATACCCTGTGCTTTGCAGTCAGGAGTTCATTGATGCGCCTGCTCCTGCCCTTGCTAGCCTCAATAGCAAGATCTATAGCACTTATAATCACGGATACATCTGCACCTGTCAGCCTGTCAATGATCATTTGCGTCCTCCTTCCATTAGCCCGGTGAGTCGTTCCAACCCTATTGCAGTTCGTTGTCGGTTTGGCTCAGTCATCGGTCGGGTCCATCTCCTTGAGCAGGTCCACATCCGCGCCTCCCACATAACCGTTCGCCTCGTTGTCCACCCCGTGATCGTCTATGAAGTCCGACAACAGTCGGATGACAGCGGTTCTGCTGACTCTGTAACGCTGCCGAAATTCTTCCATGTATTCAAAGAAACTATCCATCATTCACCTCCCATATAAAGGTTCCATAGTTCCTGGTCTTCCAGCCAAGCCCAGGGATCGCCTGCGCCCCACAACTCATCGTGGATTCTCGACAACTCGGCGACATCCTCCGGGGTTGGCTTTTTGTCTGTCCCCGACCAGATGATGTCCTCCGGACTGTCGTCAAAATGAAAGGTCAGTTTGTTGGCCACAAGCCACCGAATGTAGGCCTTCCCATCGTCGGCGTTGCGGATTTTCCAGGCCTTCAACTCTGGGTATTGCATGACTGCTCCTTATGGCAATTGTCGCAGTACAACTCCACATCTCCGGTGCTTTCCCAAACCACTTCGTGGTGATTATCGGTCAAAACACCGCAGTTATCGCACTTTTCCGTGCCCCGACCCAACTCCTTTTCAAACTCCATGTCGCCATCTTCGTCGGTGATCGTCCACTGATTCAACGGCGTGTTGAAGGCCTCGTCCCGCGCCTTCTCCAGGGCCTGGTCGTCATCATATTCCTCGACCTGGATATAGATGTGAGCTTTGATGCTCTCGGTCACCAACACCGTGTACTTAGCCATTCCGCACCTCCCCTCGCAACTCCTCAATGTCTTCCTCGATGATCTCGGATTCGCTCTGCCATTCCTCCCTATGCAGGGGGATAGCAAAGGCCTTTTCCCTTGCCAGTTCCATAGCCTCTTCTTCGTTGTCTGCCTCCACGGTCACCTCAATGGATGCCGTGATCTGTTCGGTCATGGTATACTTGTAATTCGGCATTCTCGTTCCTCCTTTGTTAGCCCGGTCGGCCTTACCTGAAGTCTTTGTCCTTGTCTTCCCACCAGTTCCACCGGCAGGCTCCGCAATGGAAGTGAGAACAGTCTGGTTGTTTGTCAGGGACATTGGTTGCTGTTGTTTTCATCCCCACCCCAACGAACTCCAGATCAGAATCATCCCCTTCAATGACGATAGTATCTTCATCCTTTCCCCTAACCTCATGGGAGACCCACATAAGGTAACGGTATGTGATTTTCTCCTTGGAGGAGGAGTCGTTGCCACACTTGGGGCAGACCAACACCCCATACTGTTTGCTTTCACTTGCCATAAAACCTCCTTTTTTTGAACCGCCGCCGCCCAAAAAACAAGCGCAGACGGCATGAAACACATGATACTACCTTCTATCCATCTATTAGACCGTGATATATCGG